ATTCAGTAAATGATGATAACATATCTAGAATCCTCGCAGAAGCTAAAGGTGAAGGTGCGAGTGCGCAACAGAAGGGGCTCAGAGATATACTAACGATGGGCTATGGTGATTTTGTTATCAACGCTGAGGCCCCTACAAATGGCAGCATTCCTGATAAATTAAGGGCAAGCAAAGCTGCAGATGCTTTAAAAGATCTGACTGTTAATTATAGTACACAAAAAACTCCCCATAGTACTATAGGGCAGGCCGACATGGCTGCGTGGCAGACAGGTGGAGTACTCAACAAAGTAATGGCGCTTAGTGTTTTCAAGCATAGAACGGGAGACACTATAACTAGGCAGGAGCATCTTACTAAGGTCTTAAATAGTTGGACTAATCTTGCCTCCGACTCCAGCATCGGTCCTGCACCGTCATCTGCAGATCCTCGAGAATTCGTTGCCTGGAATCCCGGCTTCGATCTGATGAGAGAAGCAGAGCAGGTAGACTTATACGGAAGCGATCACCATAAAAAGAAGTTTAAAGATTTTACAAATACATGGCAGGATATTTATCCTGGTACCTCGGGAACTCCTGCTGAGAAGGTTATAAGGGTAGTAGACGCGGCAGATACGATGATCGTGGATGATAGCTACTCAGTTCATAATATAGCTCAGAGAGCTATTCAAGATGATGTAAATAGTGGAGCAAATCCAGCACGGATAAAAAAAGAGGTTCAAGCAGAGATAAAACAGCTTCACCTAAATCCCAGAGCTAAACGAACATGGACAACAGAGAATACCGCGCTTAGATCTCTGGCAGACGACGTAATTTGGTTTAGTCAGCGCGGGGGTTCTCAAGAAGACTTACAGAGAAAACTTTCTGATAAGTATATACAAAAATTAGAAAATGCTGGCCGTACAGTGACCCGTGGTTCTGTCGAGGAACAGATGTCTAAAGTGACAGCCGGCATGGTAGGTAGGATGTCAGAGATAACGAGGAGTACATCTATAGGATACACCCAAGAGCTAAGGCGAGGTATTTATGAAGTAAAGCACCTTGATGAAGCTGAAAATATATTTAATATACTATTCCCCAAGAAAGGAGGCGGGGGGATAATGGGGTATCGCAAAGATCTGAAGTTAGCGTTAAACGCTGATGGTGAAGCTACTAAAACAGTTGCTCAGTTTCTTCTGGATCGAGTGACTGCGCTTGATACTATATCTGGGTATACCATGAGTGGAGGACTTGACGATCGTGGTGTAATAGGTAGCTTTATCCAGGCCAAAGAGTCATACATAGAGACCCATAAGGGAACTAGCTCACCAACTTCTAATGAATTAAAGAAGATTATGGGCTTCATACCAGATAGTATGGCGTCGTTTGATGAGTTAGCTGGTGCAACAGGTGGGGCACATACCGCCAGTGGTGACACTCGGCGTATGGGATATGCTGTAAAAGGTATAATAGAAAATATAATGAAGACGAATGTTGGTGGGCAAACTGATGTCATTGAGTTTATGGGAGTAGCATTAACGGATGCTAAGCTAAGAGGCGCCGAAAGTGTGGTCAATAAATCGGTAGACGCAACATATATACACAGAGATATAATGTATGCGTCTGGAGTTTCTAATAGTGTTCCAGATCAGCAAACGATTGCCAGCGCAGGAGATACCCCAGCCAGGCCAACTCAATCTGCAGGGGAAGCTATTCATACTGCGATAGAGGGACGGCCGAAGGGAATAAAGTTTAAGCAACGAGGTGTGCTAGGTGCAGCACTCCTCACACTATCAGGACTAGCACTTCTAGGTAATAACAACGGTGCAATGAAACATCCTGGCAGTAAATACAATACTCTAGAAGGTATGTCCCCTTCAGGAGATCCTTTGCTTCACTCCTTCGGATCAGGAGTAGATCATACACGGTCTCAAGCATTAACTAATCTTCACTATGGATTTGGATACGGAAGTTCAACTCTAAGGTCGTCTATGCTCGGATATAGGGGACGTCGTCTTCAAGAGATGTTATTGGGCACCGATTCATTCGATGACTATACTAAGTCATCTGAGAAAGGAAATGTAGTCCACGGAATTATTGAGGCAGAGTATATGCGTAAAGGCTTAGCTCAAGCGCATGAGCACTTGGTCTATGACTCAGAGTTAGACGTAATGGGTCACATCGATATTGTTCTAAAATCAGGTGTTCCACTAGAGATAAAAACGGTTGCAGATTTTGATGCGTTAGAAAATCTAAAATATCCTAAAGAACGTCACAAGTCTCAGGCTAATTTTTATGCCTATGCTTTGAAACAACCATACGCATTAATTGGTTATGCTGCGAGAAATGATCCTACTAAAGTAAAATACTTTAAAATTAATACAGATATAAGTAAATTAATGGAAGATGTTTCTGCTGTAAGAAATAGTATGACCGACCTCAAGCGTCAAGGTCATGCTGTACAGAACTATTCTGCATACCAGCTAATGAAAGATACTCATGCTCAGGCTGTTCAAAATAAGTACAGGCAGGATGCAGTTGGACCAAGTATGGGTCTACCCGAGGGGATGATGCAGGGGCCTAGCTCCTATGGCGGGTATGATGGAATTAGGGGTCTAAGAGATTTTGGAGGGAAGCAGAGGAAGGTGCATCGCGGAGCACATCCCAGACATATCCAGCGAGAAAAAACAGGCGGTGGAAGAAAACGTATGGCTTCTGCGACTTTCAATTCGCCTGTACCAAAACGTAGACAAAAGAGTTCTGGCTATCATAATAGATCTAGGCAATTGAATTACTCGGGAGCTTAAAAATGGGTATACCTTCAATAATAGATGATTTTTTTGGTAAAAAAATGGGAAATATGCTAATGGATCTTGTGGATGATGTTAATCCCGTAAGATTGAATAAGGCTAATTCTGCTCAAAAGGGACCAGACATAGGTGGAAATGTAAAAGCCGTAAGAGATCTTGTTAAAAACAGGGACTCTAATAGTTTCACACTAAAGGACTATTGGTCAGGCAAGAAAATAGGCGCGAATAGAACTCAGGGCAAAAATACTTCTTTTACTAAAACATTAGTAGATAAAGACGCGGACAAATCTAGAGCGACTGTTCGAGCGGTAGGCGCTGGATCAATAGCTGCATATGGTTTGTCTCCAATGGTGATGGGTGATGATAATCCCTTTAAGCGGACCATAGAGGCTGGTGCTGCATTTGGTGTACATGCAGGGATTACTGCTGCTTCAATAAGAGGTGGCGGCACAAAAATGTTTGGTATAGCTTATGGTGGTATCGCTGCATTCAACGCAATAAGAGCTGGTGATAACCTTGGTCCATTCTAGGCAGGTAGGTAAAAATGAGTGCTAGAGGAATTGGTATAGATCGCATACTCTCTGTTCTCGGAGGAGCAAGAACAGCTCGTACTCAGCAAGAAGGTATCGGTCAAGTATTACAGACATTCGGCAGAGAGATACGAGTAGGTCAAGCTGGAGTTCAAAAATCAAAGAGGGCGTTAGCAGAAGCGAATAAAGATGCTGCAGCTGCTTCAAATTGGACGAACTCCGTAGGAGGATACGCTGCAAAAGGTATGATGGCAGCAGGATTGGGCTTTGGAGCCAATACTCTGCTGTCCGGGATACAAGAAACATTTGGCGACCGTATGTCTAGTGGCGCTAATTTTGCGCTGAGTGCAGCAAAATTTGGTGCAACTATAGGAGCTGGAGTATTTACTGCCACTAATCTCGGCAGAGCTGGTTTAGTTGCTAAAGCAAAATTCAGTAGCAAAAATCCCTTGATGCAAAAAGCGTATGCACCAATGATGAAGAGTGGTGGGTCAAGAGGTTCCTGGCAGAGGACTAGAGCTCTGGAGGCTGGTAGCAAAGAAGGGGCCTATAGCCACTTGGCTGGAGGAGCAAGACGGACTCGTACTCAGGAAGGAGCTAGCAATGCGGCAGCAGGCGCTATCGAGAAAGAATTCCGAACCGGCAGTAGATTCGGTGAGCGTGGTTCAGTCCGAAGATTAATGAAGGAAAGTAGAAGAACATTAAGCGGTAAAACCAAAGGAAAGGAGATGAGGGGGAAACTTAATAAGGCCAATAAGTTAGCCGGTGAACAAAGTGCCACCACGGCGGTCCAACTAGGAAGAACTAATCTAAGCACATCTCAAAGATTGCTGAGGCGGCAACGAACTCTTAATAGTAGCCGAGCTCAAGCATTCAAAGATATAAACAAGGCCGAGGGTATGTTCAAACAGGTGGCTGGATATCGAAGCGCACAAAGCTTTTCTGCTGGTAAAATGCTACTCGGAGTTGGTAAAATGCCATTTGCTATGGCTGGAGGAATGCTTGGCAGAGGCTCATTATGGGGAAAGATAGACCCTGGTATGCAATTTACAGGTAAAGCAATGGCTTATGGTTCGGGTGCAGGTATAGCAGCCGGAATGGGAATTGGAATCCATGCAATGAGCTCACGTAGGCTTGGTGCTAATCAGGGCCCAGCCCAGAGGCAGACTGGCAGAAGCTTCAGTAACATTAGCTATAACGCGACATTGCATAGCCACAGGATGGGTGGCTAATAATGCCGATTTATCAGAGAAGTATAGATACTCACGGATTTCAAATAGCAACTACTGCGTCTGATCATGAGAATGTCGGTCTTGGAAATATCGCGCTAGATATATCTTTGATGATGGGTGCAGAAAGTCTTGGTGCCGGCCTTATGGGTCGACCAGGTATGTTTGGTGCGCTTACTGGTGGTAAGCCATTAATGGGATTAATCCCCGGAGTGAGCCCAGGTGCAGGTGGAACAGGCACTGCGAGACGACAGCTATTTAATGAGCTACTAACGGCAGAACTACCTCATGCAGCTGGGTCAAGAGCAGCTTTTAGTGGAAATGTTCCATTCCCTCGACCCGGTATGGCTGCATTACAGGAGGCAGATCGTGGATTTTTAGGGAGACGTGGTACAGTTAGGGCGGATGGTACATATAATCCTCTTGGTGGTAAGTATAGTGAAAGAACTCTAGTTAGAACTTATGCCCAAAATCCAGCTTTAAGAACAAAAGCTGCTGGATCAATAGCTACGAGAATGGGCATAGGTATAGGTCTTAAGGCGTTATCCACTGCCTGGATATTCAATGACATGTTCAGCCTATTCGTTGGTGGAGTTAGTTCAGCTATCCAAGGGATGGAATCTTTTGCATATGAGAGAAGGCTTGCTCCTCAATCTGCGGGTGCTGATTTAGGTGAAGGATTTGCTGACACTAGAGCTAGTTTTACACAGAGGCAAACTGCCATGGCGGCGATACATAATTCACAAATGAATACTAGGGCAGCTATGGGCAACGAAGCGACATTCATGCATGTCTGATAAAAAGAAAAATGAGATTAATATTAAGGGCGAAAAGCCTATTAAAATAGGTATTGATTTTGCCGAAAAATATATTCCTATGGACGACTATAAGGCATCAGACTACAAGCCTATGCTTGGTAGAGACTGTCATTTCTGTAGAAAATGTGTAGATTACTATCAAGATATATACGAAAAAGGTTTCACTTCCGAGCCATTCATGCCTAGCTGTCAGGGCGATTATCGCCTATTAGCCAAGAAGATGAAAGATCAAGGCTTATCTGACGAAGAGTTTCAGAATTATAAAATGCTGCAAGATCCAGTTGCCTGGGCTAAGTTTGAATTTGACTGGGAAGCTAGATGGTATCAACAAGAGGTTATGCGCTGTTCATCTCAGTTCAAGGCTATTCGTGCAGGACGTAGGGTCGGCAAGACCGAAGCAATGAGCGTCCTTGCTCTGTGGCATTTGTTCACAAATGGAGGTGTCACAGATAGGCAGTTTGAAGTGCTTATACTCGCTCCATATCAACCGCAGGTAGCAAAGATATTTGATACCATGCGTGACTTCATAGGCCGCTCTTCTACACTAAATATGCCAGGTATGATCAAGAGGAATGTTCTTAACCCACAAATGATAGAGTTCTCTTCTGGTGGAGTAGCAAGAGGTTGGTCTTCTGGAGCACACTCGGGTGCTAAGTCGGATAAGGTACGTGGACAGGATGCAGACTTAATCATACTAGACGAAGTCGATTATATCAATGATAGTGATATCGAAGTGATCATGGCTATCATGGCTTCACATCCTAGTTGTCAGTTAATAGTATCATCTACTCCTACAGGAATACGTAAAAAATTATATAACTGGTGTTGTGATAAGACTCAAGGGTTTAAAGAGTTCTGGTTTATATCTGCTGAATCTCCAAGCTGGACTAAAAAAGTAGATCATATGTTTAAACAGAACTATTCAAAGACTGGATATCAGCGAGAGTTTCTTGCTGAGTTCGGAGATGAGGCTGAAGGTGTATTTAGAAGCGAGGACGTCAATGCATGTTTAGCAGACTATGTATATGAAGATTGTATTCCACACACAGAATCTAAGTATGTCATAGGAGTAGACTGGGGTAAGACTACTGGTACACACATAATTGTTACTGAAGCTATGAATTTAGATAACAGACTTATATATAAAACAGTAGATAAACATATAATAAGATTTCAGCAGATAGAAGCTATCAAGAAAATAATGGAGCTTGATAAAGTATGGGGCAATCAAACTGCATATATCTATGTAGACGCTGGGTATGGGCATGTCCAAGTCGAGATGATGTGGAAATACGATATGGACTATCCTAATGAACATACTAATTATAAAGAGCGTGTTAAGCCTATAACCATGAACTCTAATATAGAAATTACTGATCCAGTTAGTGGTATGCCTATCAAGAAACCAGTTAAACAGTTTATGGTAGATGCCGCATGTAGGACAATGGAGATGAAGCAGGTTCTAATGCCTGTAGACGAAGATACGACTACGAGAATAGTACCTAGCGAAATACCTTTCGCCAATATAGGTATTGTTCAGCAGATGCGAGCATTCAAGATAGTTAAGTATAGCCCTAGTGGCGTACCTACATATTCTCAAGACTACGAGCATACTCTCACTGCATGGATGTTATGTATAATGGGACATATCTTAGAGTTCAGTGATATAAAAAAGATAGAGCATGTAATGGATATTGCTTACTCCCTTGGTGCTGGCAGCGATCACGATAATGATTCACCGTTCCCTGAGTTGAATAATCTTACTGAGCGTCAGATAGATTTAGAAGAGGCAAAGAAATTCAGCAAAAAAATACAAAAGGATCTAACTCCACAGAAAAGAACAGATGAAGATAAGGAAGTACTCATAGATGGAAGTGATATAGGAGTTTACATTTCCAGAAGGCAAGCGACTAATCGTTCTAGAGGAGATTCGGTCCGTGGCAGAACAAGATATCACGGTAACACTCCTAGGGGCAACCGCTTTGGCCGAGGTAACATCTAATGGGTATATTCTCTAGGGGTCCGGATAAGGCTAAAAGAGATAGAATCCTTTCTGATGAGTTTCCAGAAAGAGAGTCTGTAGATAATACGAATAAAGAAGATAACGAGCAAGAATTAGTAGAGAAAGCGTTTAGTGAAGTAAGAGAAAACATAAATCTTGCCAACAGGCTTATGCCGTTGTTTGAAGAGAAATGTAGAGCAACTCATATTCCTGTACCTCCTTCAATACAAAATGTTGCTGCGGCTGTAGCAAGAAAAGATCCCACAGAGTCTACAGGATCTAGGATAAGCTATGCTTTATTCTTGACCGCTATTAAAAAATATGAAGAGCTAAATCTAAAATACACTCTAAAAATAGTGGAGAACACTACTGGTAATTTTGCTCTAGACGGAGTAATGATAAGCCAATTAAAATCAACAGTTATATCTGGAATAAAACCTGCAGACTTAGATTTATTTAATTCTATTTGGTTATTGAACTATGCTATTAACAAATTTCATGATGTGTTTCAAATACCAACCATGATGCAAGTTTCTGTTACTGAGCCCGGAGGGGCATCGATAGGTGCAGCGAAGATAATAATTGCTGCTGCATTTGCTAGTGCTATTGATCTATTAAATGAAATACTTCGTAGAGGAGCAACTCCGGATACTATAGTCGGAACTAGTGGAGAGGACGCGGTTTTTACAAGGATAGATGAGCTTGCGCTAGAAAAGATAGCGGAGAATGATTATAGAATAATACTTAGCTATGCTATAAATTATATATATTCATCTCCTGATCTTAAGTATGGCCCATGGATAAGCTATTTAATATTAAGACAAGCTAGGAATAGTGAGATAGATACATACTCATATTATCCGACGTATTCAACCAAAGAATTTATTAGGATTAATGCTGGTCTAAGCCCATCTGGGAGTAGCGAAGAAGATTATGTTGAAGACTATATCGAGAGTAGGTTCTTCGAAAGAATAAAAGAGTCGATCGGATTGGGTGAAATGACTAGAGGCACGAGTAGCCTCATGTTTCATAACTCAAAGCGGCAAAGAGATGTAATCAATAATGCAGCTCAAACTGGTGCATATAAGATGACAAAAGATCAGATATGCTGCTTATTGAGAATTTTAGCTAAACAAAATCTATTAGACAAAAAAACTTTTAAAATATTGAGATGTCTACTAAGAGCTGCATCAAAGGTACTAACTTATGATATCTCAGCAAGATTTGCCAAACCTGCAACTAATAGAATAACAACACCTAAACCATTTGGAGGAATGTATTTAGATAGCCTGAAAAGTAATGTAATGAAGTGTATAAGCAGAATATATACAAAGTTAATAAGATCTGCTAACAAAACACTTATGGCAGAGTTATACACAAAATGTAGACCATTTTATTTTATGTTAGATAATCTGTTTGGTTTTACCGAAGAGGTAGTAGAGAAATTCACAGGAATCCAAGCTTCTGATCAAAATAGTAGGTCAAGTGCTACGAATGAGAATGAGATGGTGCTTCAGGCTAAATGGGAGTATAGAATACTTAAGGATATAGAGCTTGTATTATCCGCTATAATAGAGCAGGCATTATGGGAATGCTATGGGGAGCCAGACGATGTAGTGGATAACATAGTGGATAATATGACAATCGGGTTAAACATACCGTCAAATCAGTATACAATTGATATTCCTGATGATTTACGAGAAAGGTACTTTTCTGATAATCAGCCAATAGTGATTACGAAAAAATCAGATGTGTTTGGATTAGATAGTAAGATGACTATTCCGGCTATTGATAAGTTCAATCAGCCTGAAACGTCAGAAGAAGTGATAAGAAATATACTTCAGACTTGTAAGATGGAAATTACTGATGAAGAGATTAAAAATATGTTAAAGGAGTCAGATGAGTCTTCTGGGTAGGATAGCGTCGATATTCTCTACTACTAAACCAGAGCAAGAAGATCTTAGACTTGTACGTAAGACTAAGCCCTCTAGCGTAGAGTCTATTATCAAGGAATCTCCACGGCAAGCTGTATCTACACTATATTATAAGACAAGCTTAACGGCAAGAGGCTACCCTAGCCTAGGGGGAGATGGTAACTATATCACTCCAATCTACAATCTTGGAGAGATAGGTAAGACACTCGATGTAGAATCGTTCTTTGCTGCCTCTGTAAGAAGGCATAGAGAGCTATCCATGAAGGAGGGATGGCATCTACATGGTAGGGACAAAGAGGCTATAGCATATGTAAGAAAACGATTTGAAGAGATAGAGCTTATCACCGGTGAGCCTATCTCTGCTATTGTTAGAGAGCTTTTAACTAACTTGATTGCCTATGGCAATGCTATCCTTGTGATAAAGAGAGATCCTCTCAGGTCAAGTGGCTCTCCTATCAGAATGTTCGGCAAAACGATGCAGCCTATCTCAGGTTTATACCCGGCGGATCCTACTAGTATGGCGGTAAAAAAGAATGATTTTGGTAGGCCGGTAGAGTGGAAACAGAAGATATGGGACTCTGAGAAAACTAGAAAGTTCAGGGCTTCCGATGTTGTGCACTTCCATCTTGACAGAAAGTCTGGCTTTACCTTCGGTACACCATATATAGTACCTGTACTTGAAGATATCAGGGCTTTGAGAAGATTAGAAGAGCTAGCCGAGTTAGTAACTCACAAGCATACATTCCCGCTATTCCATGCCAAGGTAGGATCAAAAGATAAGCCGGCCGGATACATAACATCTCCAGATGGGCAAACATTATCGGAAGTAGATGTGATTGGAGCCCAAGTAGATGCGTTGCCTCCGGAGGGTGGATTGGTCACATCTGAAAGAGTAGAGATAAATATGCTTGGCACAGAAGGCCAAGTGCTAGATCTACAGCCCTATCTCTCTCATTTCGAGAGTAGGGTTCTTGGTGGCTTAAGGCTATCTGGAATAGACCTAGGCAGAGGCGATACTGCTAATAAGGCTACTGCACAAACAGTTACAAAGAATCTAGTCGATGCATGTAGCGAAATACAGAATGTATTTTCTGAGATGTTCACGGCCAAGATAGTAGATATCATACTGTTAGAGGGCGGGTTCAACCTAACTAGCGATATACGGGTAGCTTTGAGGTTCCCGGATATAGACAGAGAAGAGGCTAGAGCGCATCAGAATCATGGTATTCAGCTATTTATGCAGAATGCCATAACAGAGGATGAGCTCAGGACGGACTATCTCAACAGGGAACCATACGCTGATGGAGATAGAAAGAATACTTTCCATGAGCTATATACCAAGCCATTAGCTGAGATTGGTGCAATGAACGAACGAGATCCAAGTGGGTCACAAGGATCTGCTAAAACTGTTGCTAACAAATCCCGCCCAACTAATCAGCATGGTACTGCTAGTACCAAAAAATCCGTAGCTCAGAACAGTCTAATGATGAAAGAACTATTCAACCAGTTCTCTTACTCATGGTCAGAAATGTGTGAGGATATCTGTGGCCTTAGCGCTAGAGATAGTAAGTATAACAAAGCTACTAAATCTGATGATATAAAGAAAATATTAATATCAAAGACAGACGTCATGATATCTGATGCTAAGAAGTATTTATTGCCTGAAATAGAGAATGGAGCTAAGAAAGCACGCGAAGATATACATACCAATAAGCTAATATCTAAGGACGATATAGTTCTATTTTTGTCTAAGCATATACGTATACCGTTGATAAAGCTCAATCGTAAGGCTATGATAATGTTGAGGATAGATTTAGATAATGAGGTAAAACTCAACTTAGATGCTGCTAAGGCATCTAGCGTGTTTGACGCACTAAAAGTTGAACTAGATATGATGGCAGCTCAAAGTACAGATTTTGCCTATAAGTACGGCTACATGACTACGTTACAGAAGGCTGGTAGGAAGAATATCAAAGTTATGTATAATAGCATTGATGAGAATGGGGCTTTTAAGCTAGAAAAAGAAGTAGTAATGCCAATTACTTCGGTGAGCAAAAGAGATGTTTCTGGTCCACATGTTAAGTTGAACACTACATGTGTAGTGGACGAAGATATAAAATCCCACGAGGGAGACGAGTAATGGGCAGAGAAGTTCGATTTACTGATCTATTTGGTATGCCAGAAAGATCGAGTATATATTCTGATGCTAATAGTCTCTTAGAAGATTTATATTCTTCTATTAATGCTCCTAATTTTAGAGTAACTATCAAAGCAACTCATTCTGGCTACTTACTTAATAATCGTGTTTACCCCGGTAGCGGAGTAAAGGCAGGTGCATCTTCCTGGGTGTCCAAGGACAACGGAGGCACAGCTGGTTACGATAAGCCATTCTTAAAACATCATGATTCTAAATCTGAGCCAGTAGGCAGGATAGACTCACAAAAATTTGTACAGCTATGGGAAGATGATCGATTTAAGAACGATTGGAAAAATCCAGACCATGGTACAAAGCCGGGATCTGGCTATATCATTATAAGTGGAACTGTTTCCGATAGAGATGCACAGGAAAAAATATTAGATGGACGATATAAAACTGTTTCTACGGGACAAAGTAGCAACAAAGCATATTGTTCTATATGTGGATATGATTGGCTAAGCGATGCAGACGAAGAAGAAGAAATCTGCAACCATAGACCAGGAAGAGTCTATGACGTAGACGGAATAAAGTATAGGGCTTATCTTGTCACAGGTAAAATGAAATATATGGAATGCTCATTTGTAAACCACCCCGCTAACGAGCTTGCCGGAATATTAAGCGCTGATTTTGATAGTGCTATAGTTCCGGAGTCAAAAGAACAGACAGTAGAAGTTGTTACTGCAGATACTCTTGGTGGAGTCTGCTCAATAGTACTAGCGGACTCAGAAGGCAGGGTGACAGAATTGATTAGATCTCCAGAGGATAAGGATGAGATTCCTTATGGACAAGATAATGCAAAGCGTCCGGTGAGGGTATCTGTCCCTGAGGGATTTGATATAGACAAAGATGGATCACGCAGCAAAAAATTAGATTGGCCTAAGTCACTTGGGTTTAGATCAGCCTTACGGTCAGAGACAACTCCAAGTAAGGACATCATAGAAATGGCTGCCAGCATTAAAAATGATTTAAAGTATGAGGTAATCAAGGAATTAGCTAGTAGCTCATTAATTGACGATTTAGGAATTAATACTGATCAACAACCAGGAGAATTAAACAATCCTGAAAGTGGGAAGGATGCTCAAAATACCATGAGTACCAAGAAAGAAAACGAAGTTAAAGATAATCCTGTTATCAAGGATACAGATAAAGTAGATAAGCCTGTAGACAGGGCAATTGTTGTCCTGGAAAAGGCCTTAGAGGATAGTCAAGCTAGAACTGCAGAACTTGAAGCAGAACTGGCAAAGGCAAAGCAGTTGTATGACACTAAAATTAGTGAATACAATTGCTTAATGGATGAGAATGCTGCCCTTACTGAGGAATTCAAAAAGCAGCTCGCTTCTCAACTGGTCACTATGCAAATGCAACTCCAGAAGCCACAGGTGAAGTCGGTTACCGATCACCAAAGCTTCGGTGAGGCAGTGATCCATGTTGCAGCGAGAAGTGTTGAAAGCCTCAGGGATAGCATCGAGGATCTAGTGCCTGAGCTAGCAAGTAGTTTCAAGTCTAACGGATTACCGTCTTTCATAAAAGATAGGGTTGAGGAGAAACCTCCTGTGGCCAAATCTGTGAAAGAGGAAAATGTGTCGGCTATCAAGAAAACAGACATTGATCCAATGGATCAAATTTAGAAGAGGTAATTAAATGGCAATTCGAATTGGAAGAGGCTACGATAAGA